ATACGCTTCACAGAGCGCTAAGGCGGGAGACATTTTCGTCTCTGACGGCTCTACATGGGTGCTCGTTCCTGCAGCTGATGAGCCTTCACCATTGGTTTTGTCAGATACTCTTCATGCTGGAAGTACACAGATCACATTCTCCAACTCCGCTATCACGGCAGATTCCCTTATCGATGTATATGCCGATGTATGGTACAGCAATAGTGTGCAGTCAGCAGGAAGTGTTGTTCTTACATTCCCTGCACAGGCGAGCGATATGGTCGTTAAGATTAGAGTGGGGTGATAACCTATGTTCAAGACTTGTAAAAAGCCACCTATGTCTATTATATCTGAAAGTGGTAGTATTTGTACTTTTAATGCCTTGCAAGAGGGTTTACCGCTTAAATCTCATATAGTTGATATTGATAGTGTTAGCGGTGTTAGTGCTATCAATATTGGTAGTGATGCGAAGTATGCAGGGTTTATTAACTTTAATCAGATAATCACGGGGACTATACCGACAAGCGAAACTCAAAACGATGTAACACTTGTAAATAATGGTGATGGTACATATACCATTAGTGGAACGGCTACGGCTAATACTCATTTTTTTGTGTTAGATCTAAAGACATGGGAAAGCCATAAATTTTTATTGTATGGAGCACCGTTATCAGCCTCTAATGATACCTATACATTAAGAATACGTGGTGCAGATCAAGATATTTATGATGTTGGTCATGGTTGTATGTGGAGTGGTAATCAATACAAAGGAATTTCGATTACTGTGTGGGGAGGTGTAAGCATAAACACGCCAGTAGTATTTAAGCCACAATTCTTTGATTTAACAGAAATGTTTGGTCAAACAAAGGCTGATGAGATTTATAACATGGAACAACAGACCGCAGGTAGTGGTGTAGCATATTTCCGTTCTTTGTTCCCTAACGATTACTACGCATACAACGCAGGAACACTAACAACAGTTAGTGCGGTAAACGGCTCGACAAACTCATTCTTTACTATCCCGATAGGGCAGACAGTAAACGAGGGTGTGTACAACGCACGAACAGGAGTGCTTGAGGTTACACAGCCGAGTGTACAGACTTTACAGTTACCGCCATGCCGTGTAGAAACACTTTTAGGTGTTAACAACATCTTCGCTGATTGTGGCTCTACAAGCATCGAGGCATTTCAATTCGGGAGGTAAATAACAATGCAAGAAAGTTTTAAGATTCCTACAGCTTCTTTCCCTTCCGTCAGCGGTGCGGTATGTTCTTTTGATAGTCAGTATGCTGGCTTACCGCTTAAATCTCATGTGGTTCAACTCACCGCAACACAGAGCGGTAGTGGTACACCTTCACCCGATAATGTGAGAGATATTATCGGATATAGTGCGATTGGTATTAGTGCCACAAATAATAACTTGTGGGGCGGTAATGCCGTTGTTTCTGGTATAAAAAATGCTATTCCTACGGCAACCGAGGGAACAGATTATATTGAGTTTGCGTCTAATACTCCTGATAATGGTGATTCTTTCACTAAAGGTGTCAGATTTAAAACTAATACACGATACACCTTCATTTTTTCTATTCAGAATCCTACGGCAATTAGAAGTAATATGCGTGTGCTTTATGATGATGGTACAAATTCAAATTTACCGAATGTATCAGGCAACACTAAACAGGTCATGGTATGGACTTCTGACGCAAATAAAACAATATTAGGACTTGTAAAAAGAAACGCTGGTGGTGAAACAAGGCTTTTTTATGACGAATGTTGTTTGCTTGAGGGTGTCCACACTATTGACGACTTCGAGGCTTTTGGCACATATGCCATAATAGACCTCGGTGGCACATACTACTTCGGTTATTATGACGCAAAAACAGGAGTTTTTACGGTTACGCATATCCTTGTATCAATAACAGTTATGCAAAGAGCCGCATCAGGCACATTCTTTTATGATATTACAGACGGAATTGCATCAAGCGATATGCTTTGTAATATGGCTGAATTTGGTGCGATAGTTACATCACACGCACAAGCACCGAGTTATCCAAAACAAGTATGTTTACAGCAACAGAGTGCTTCAAATTTGCGTGTGCTTTACTATAACGCAGATTATACATACGAGGATTGGAGTACATTTATCGCTAATAATCCTTTTGTTGTGTGTGTTGAATGTCAACCTACGACAATACAGTTACCACCCGTCCGTGTAGAAACACAATTAACGAATAATATCTTTGCGGACACAGGCGACACGACATTACAGTATATAAAACTTGGTTAAGGAGAAAGACCTTAAAGATAATTCATGTTATACTCTAATCAAGAAGGGAGGATTAAGACTATGAAAATGGATAATAAAGTATATGATGTACTCAAGTATATCGCTCAAATTGTACTCCCTGCGATTGCTACATTCTATTTTGCACTTTCGCAGATTTGGGGTTTGCCTTATGGAGAGGAGATAGTTGGTACAATTTCTGCTATTGATGTTCTCTTAGGTGCATTACTTGGCATTAGCACAATGCAGTATAACAAAGGACTTAAAGAATGAACGCAATTAGTATAATCAGTTTATCATTTTCGGGCGTAATGCTCATTATGTCTGTTATCAATTTCTTTCTTGCAAGGAAGAGTGATATTGAGAAGGACACTACCGAAGATGAAAGAGAACTATCCTCGCTTCGAGAGGGCATCTTCAAGGCTAACATGAAGTTAGACCAAGTGTGTGCTACGACAAACGAAACGAGAACGGATATTAAAGCTATTAACAATTCTATCAATGAGATTGATAAAAGAGTTATCGTAGTCGAGCGTGATTTAAAGACAGCCTTTAAGCGGATAGACGAACTTAAAGAAAGTAAAGCCGATAAGGAGTAATTAACTATGACTATTATCGAGGCAAAGAACAAAGTCGCTAATACGGCAATAGCTGAAATAGGTTATAAGGAAACAGGCAAAAATATTACGAAGTATGCAGAATACTTTGATAAGAATTGTCCTAACTTCTATAACACAAAGAAACAAGGTGCTGAGTGGTGTGATATGTTCAACGACTATTGCTTTGTTATTAACTTCGGAGAAGAAACTGCGAGAAAGATGTTATATCAACCTATCAAGTCAGCCGGAGCCGGATGTAAGTTTTCTGCACAATATTACAAGCAGAATAATGCCTTTTACAAGACACCTGAGTACGGAGATCAAATCTTCTTCTATGTTGGCGGTGAGATAAATCACACGGGAAGAGTAATAGGTGTATCAAGCACTCAAGTAATAACAGTAGAAGGTAATTCTGCTAATGCCGTAAGACAGAGAACATATAATCTTAACGATAAGAGCATAGCAGGATATGGCAGACCTAATTGGTCTTTAGTAGCACAAGACAAGGAGGTAGAATTTGTGGATATTCAAATGCCCGTATTACAGTATGGTTCAAAGTGTTATGAGGTTGGTGTACTTCAAGTAATTCTCAATTCAAAGAATTATAAGGGTGCAAATGGCAGACCTCTTACTGTTGATAATGATTTTGGTAAGAATGTTAGGTTCGCAGTTCATTCTTATCAAGAGGACTTAAAGAAGAAGGGTCTTATTGATAATGTTGATGATGTTGTTGGTAAGAAGTCTTGGACGCATCTTCTTAATGGCTAATTTTTAAAAGGCGGTCAGATCATAGAAAACTCCGATTATAGTTCAATCCACGCAAATACCCTCATACCGCCTTGTGAGGGTATTTGTATGTTTAGATTAAACATGATATATTGTAGGTAACACCAGGGGCGAGGACATACAATCCTCATTTAATAAATAAGGAGGTTCAGTATGGAAAACGATGACAAGATCATTATGAGCCGTATCGCTTTTGAGCGTATGCAGAGCAAAGATGAAAAGAACGATACTTGGAGAAACATCATTATTATAATGCTGATTATTCTCCTCGTAGTAACAAATGCTATGTGGTTAGTTGCCTGGAATCAGTATGACTATGTAGATACATATACAGAACTTAACGCTGATGGCGATAGCAACGCTAACTACATTGGAAACAATGGAGATATAAACAATGGCAGCGAGAGTAGTGGTACGCAGGAGATCGAGGACTCATAGTAACGGAAGAAGTAACGGTACAAGAGTCAGACGCAGAAGAAGATGAAACTTGAAGATATTTCCAATTCTCAAATTGAACACGCTATTGATGAGTGGATTCATTCAGAACGAGATAGGAAGATATTGAAAAGAAGATTGATTGACGGAATCTGCTATGAACCTTTAGCCGATGAAATGGATATGTCAGTACGACAAATAAAGTACATAGTATCTAAAGCAGAGGCTAAACTGTTTAAACACTTGAAGTAACACAATCCCCCGGTTACTCATATTATCATCCTTTCAGACAGACCCTTGTGGTATTCCCACAGGGGTCTTAATTTGCACTAAATTAGCACTCGTATTTCATTTTATCAGTAATGATCTTTTGAAAGAATAAAAGTAAAGGAGGATGCTATATGTCGTATATCCATTTCAATAATAATCCTCGCAACGCAAAAGTAGGGGATTGTTCTGTAAGAGCAGTCAGCAAGGCAACAGGCAAGAGTTGGGAAGATGCGTATGTTGGATTGTGTTCGGAAGGATTGATATATGCAGATATGCCCTCAGCAAATTATGTGTGGGGTATGTATCTTCGTAAATACGGATTTGTTCAAAAGATGATTGATTCCGTTTGCCCTCGTTGTACTACTGTATCTCAATTTGCTGAGGAGCATCCTTACGGATGTTATGTTCTCACTTGCCAAAGTCATGTAGTTACTTGTATAGATGGTGACTATTACGATTCTTGGGATAGCGGGGACGAGATTGTTTTGTATTACTTAGAAAAGGAGTTCTAATATGGCTTATCCAAACAATTATTTTAATTCTTACTATCAGCCTCAATATCCGGTACAACAAACTGTTCAACCGACACAACAAAACAACGGAATAACTTGGGTGCAAGGTGAAAATTCTGCTAAATCATATCCGGTAGCACCAGGACAATCAATTTTATTGATGGATAGTGAAGATTCTGTTTTCTATATTAAGAGTACGGATCAAAGCGGTATGCCGTCACCTTTGCGTATATTCGATTATACAGAGCGTAAGAACAATGCTGCAATAAGCAACAATATTGCAACGAAGAATGAAGTCGATTATATCAGCAGAAGTGAATTTGATGCTTTTAAAAGCGAAATACAGAGCGTTTTAAAGCAAAGCAAACAAAGTAGTGGTGCAAGTATTAAAAGAATTACGAAGGAGGAGTGATATATGGCAAGTCCTCTGTACCAACAATTCCAACCTCAAAACAATATGCTGAATATGCTTACGCAATTCAAACAAAATCCGATTGGTATGTTATCGCAGAGATTTAATATTCCTCAGAATATGAATAATCCTAATGATATACTTCAACACTTATTAAATAGCGGTCAGGTATCTCAAGAACAAGTGAATAGGGTTATGCAAATGAAGAATGATCCTCAGATACAGAAATTATTGAAGTAAATATATAAAACCTCGTAGTCGGTTATGGGACGAGATGACTACGAGGCGAAGAGTTAGAAAAGTACGAAGATGACACATCCGTACTATTTTCATTCTATATCAGATTTCTATTAGTTGCAACGATAGATAAATAAAACAAAAGGAGAAAAACAAAATGACAGAAAACGGAAACGGATCAATGGTTATGCCCGTATCACCTATGTATGGTGGATATGGTGGCAGCGGTTTTGGCAATTCGTTTGGTGGCGATTGGGCTTGGATTCTTTTACTGCTCTTGCTTTGCGGAGGCGGTTGGGGTAATGGCTTCGGAGGCTTTGGTGGTGGAATGTATGAGTTCCCCTGGCTTCTTAATGGACAGCAGGGAATTAATACAAACACTAACTCAGGTTTTAGAGATGCTATGCTCAATGATGGTATCACAAGCATTAGAGATGGAATAAGCAGTCTTTCTACACAACTTTGCGGTTGTTGCGGAGATATGCAGATGGCTCTTGCTAATGGTTTCTCTAACGCTGAATCTTCTGCTAACGCTCGTCAGATGGCGAATATGCAGACTGCGTTTGCAGGTCAAACAGCTATGTCTCAGGGCTTTAACAGTTTGCAGTCACAACTCGCTAATTGTTGTTGTGAGAATCGTCTTGGTACTGCTGACCTTAAATACACAGTTGCTACAGAGAATTGTGCCGACAGAACACAGGCTATGCAGAACACAAGAGACATCATTGATTCTCAGACAAGAAACACACAGGCTGTTCTCGATAAGCTTTGTCAGCTTGAACTTGATGGTGTTAAGGCTCAGGTCGAGGCGAAGAATGACCGTATCGCAGACTTGCAGAGACAGCTTTCAGAGGCTAATCTTTCTGCTTCACAGACGGCTCAGAACGCTTTTATTCAGCAGGGTTTCTCTAATGAGGTTGATGCGTTGTATAACAGACTTTCTAATTGCCCTGTTCCGACAACTCCTGTTTACGGCAGAACACCTATCTTTACTTGCAATCAGAACACCTGCGGTTGTGGATGCGGTATAGCATAAAGCGAGGTGATTACTATGGCTGAGTACACATACAATCCTGTTCAAAGAGTTGAAGCAGGACAGAACGTAATACTCAATACGACTATTCCTTGTAATAAAGGATATGTAATCCATCGCAACGAAAGTGGAATTGTAATTCTTCGTGGTATTACTAATAACTGCTTTGCACGTTATCAAGTTACGTTCAACGGGAATATAGCAATCCCTACTGATGGTACTGCACCTGCACCTATATCTGTGGCTCTTGCTGTTGATGGTGAACCGCTATTAACAAGTAGGGCTATAGTTACACCTGCGGCTGTTACACCAACTCCTGCGACAAATGAGAACTACTTTAACGTGACATCTACTGCATTTGTAACAGTTCCGAGAGGTTGTTGTTTCACGGTAGCCGTAGAGAACACATCAACAGGTGCGGATGCAACAACACCTGCACCTGCTATCAACGTGCAAAACGCTAACCTTGTTGTTGAGCGTGTGGCATGAGAAAGGAGAACCTAAGATGAAAGTTTTATACGATATTCAGGATATGCTCGAAGACGAGTTGAAGGCGATGTCTAAGAAAGAAGAAATATCTTCTACTGATTTGGATAACATCTATAAGATGGTAGATGTTGTTAAGGACATTACAACTGTCGAGGCTATGAAGAAGGCAGAGCAGGAAGGCTATTCTCGTGATTATGCAAGAGACTATTCTCGTGGATATTCAGAAGATTATGCTAATGCTTATGGTTCTTATCGTAACTCTTATGGAAATTCCTATGACGGAAGACGAGGAAGAGATGGCGATAGTGATGGCAGATACAGCGAAGATAGTTCTTATCGCAGAGGTCGTGACGCTATGGGTCGTTATACGAGCCGTGATGGTTCTTATGGGAGATCGTATGATTCCGGTTATAGTGAACATAGCAAGGAAGATATGATTGAGCAGATGAAAGAGGCTATGCGTAATGCTCATAATGACGAAGAGCGTGAATCATATCGAAGGGCTATTGAGCAAATGAAACGCTAATGCTATAATTAGTCTAATGAACTTAGTGTGAATACTTTTCAAGAATAAGGGGTAGTAGAAATGCTACCCCTTTTTCTTTACAATAAAAGAGGGGACTTTATGGATTATAATTTCAAGATTAAACCTTTTAAGCACCAATTAGAAGGAATAGAATATGGTCTTACTCACGATAAATGGCTACTTGCGGATCAAATGGGATTAGGCAAGTCAATGCAAACTATTAGCATAGCAAATATTAGGCAAGTTAAGCATTGTTTGATTATCTGCTGCGTAAATGGTCTTAAATGGAATTGGCTTAATGAGATACATAAACATTCTGAGGAAGAAGGATTTATTCTCGGACAAAGAGGGAATACTATCGGAAGTAATAAGCAAAGACTTGATGATCTTAACCGCATAGATGAATTGCCTCGCTTCATTATTACTAATATCGAAACTCTTAAATACAGAATACCTACAGGAGAGAAGATAGAGAAGAAGGTTAAAGGCAAATTACAGTTAGTTGACAGATACCGTTATCCTATTGCAGAAAAAATTCAAAATCTATGCGAATCAGGTCAAATAGATATGATTGCAGTAGACGAGTTCCATGTTGTTAAGAATGAGAATACAGAACAAGCAAGACAGATTCTTAAAATCCATTCTTCTATTCAGATAGCGATAACCGGAACTCCTATATTAAAAGCACCATTAGATATATTCATGGCTTTGAAGTGGTTAGGATATGAAAGTAAGACTTATTGGCAATTTAAGGCTCACTATTGCCGTTTAGGAGGCTTTTACGGAAACGATGTAGTAGGTTATAGAAACCTGGACGAACTATCGTCACTTCTTAATACTATGATGTTAAGAAGATTAAAGGATGATGTTCTCGATCTTCCTGAAAAGACTTTCATAAATGAATATGTTGAAATGAGCAGTAAGCAGACTGCTATCTATAAAGGCGAGAAGAAGGAATTACTTAAAAACATAGACAGAATAAAGAGGTCATCTAATCCGTTATCAGAATTTATAAGAGCAAGACAAGCAACGGGATATACAGGTATTCTTTCAGATACTATCAAGGTGTCTGCTAAGTTTGACCGCATGGAAGAATTGGTAGAAGATGCAGTAAGCAACGGAAACAAGGTCGTTATCTTTTCAAATTGGACTCAGATAGTTAATCCTGCTTATGAAAGATTATCGAAGAAGTATAGAGGCGTAGTAATTGTCGGTGAAACAAAAGAGCATGAGCGTATAAAGAATAAAGAGAAGTTTCAAGATGATCCTGATATTAACTTCATAATAGGCACGATAGGGGCTATGGGTTATGGATATGATTTATATTCCGGTTCAATAGTCATCTTCTTAGATGAACCCTCAGATATGGAAACAAAGAATCAGGCTATAGATAGAGGTCATAGAATAGGACAAACAAAGAATATCACTATCTACACTCTTATATGCCAGGGAACTATAGACGAAAGAATAAATCATCTTGTTGAAGCAAGAGGTCAAATTTCAAATATTCTAATAAACGAAAGCCCTGAATCAGATATTGATACTATGGTGAATTATTTGCTCTCATAACAAACATATATTATAATGTTTTCTATTGGAGGTATAGAGAAAATGAAAACATTATTGAGCAAGAAGAAGTA